ATTATATTACTTACAATAAAGATAATGTTCTTAAAACTCAGATTCCATTTGTAATGCATCAAGCAGATATGATTGCATCTAACTTTGAACGAAACAGAGTAGTAAACTCAAATACACCAAAGTCAGTAAAAAATGTAGGTGGTAGACCAACTAAAAAACAAAAATTAGAAAACGTAAAAATGCCGGAAAAGATTGATTTTAAATCTATTTTCGGAGAAACTACAGAGGATTAATTATGGAATATGTAATAGTATCATTATCATTAATCATAATTGCTTTACTATATGCAGTTTGGAATCTTGTTAGAAAATATGAATCTTTGGAAGATGAGATGGAATTTTCTGAAAAGTATATAAACCTTGCATACGATTCAATGAAAAAAGCATATGATAGGATGAAAAAAATAGATAGATTGGGTTCATTTGAAGCCGATGATGAGAGTGGTTATATCTTTAATGAGATAAAAACCGCTATGGAAGAGTTGAACGAAGTGTATGAATTAGATGCCACGAAAGAGAAAGAATAAAAGATATTTTACAAAGATAACAGAGATTGCTATTAACGCATACAACAATTGTGATAACCAACATTTAAAAAATAAAATCTATAATAGATTTATACATTATCCATTTGATAAATTATCAGAAAATGTAATTCATACTTATAAGACTTACTATTTTGATGACCCGTATGAGGATGTTAAAGCTAATGTTGTAGCATTTTTAAATGAAAAGATTGATAGATTCAATGGTGCAAACGGAAGAGCATTCTCATACTTTACAGTAGTTGCTAGAAATTATCTATTCAATGAAAACAATAAAAACTATGAGAGAATGAAATCTCGTGAAAACATAGATGCTATTGATTTGAATAGAAATATAACAAACGAAGTGATAAATCAACAAATTCAAGAGGAAAAATCTGATTTCATTGACCACTACGTTGATTACATTGATGAACATCTTTACGATTTATTTTTAAAAGATAGAGATAGAGCTATTGCAGATTCGATTAACGAATTATTCAGAAACAGAATAGATTTATATTCATACAATAAGAAAGCTCTTTACATACTTATTAGAGAGAGGACTGGTGTAGATACTCAGTACATCACAAAAGTAATTAATAAGATGAAATCTATTTATACTGAGTTATACTGTGAATATAACCAAACTGGATTTCTATCAATGAGTTATGAATTAAAGGAAGAGCATGGATAAAGATACTGAATTATTTAAAGGTAAAACATTTTCAGATATAATGTCAGATGTATATCATAATTCTAAAAAGAAAGATAGACAATTGAAATTACTTATTGCACAATTAGAACCATTGGTTACTAACATAAACGATGCAACCGTAGTAGTTCCTCTAATTAAAGAGTATATGGAAGTATCTGTTAAGAACGATGACCAGATTGTAAAATTAGCTGCAATTATTCAAAGAATGATGAAAGATGCCAACTCAGATGAAATGGGTGGTGGTTTAGGTCTATCAGATGACGAAAAGAAACAACTTTTAGAAAACGCAAAAGCTATTGATGAGAAAATAGATTCTCTTCAAAACGATGGAGATGATTAATGGCAACCTTACAAACAGGTACTATACAAGAAATAAATTTAAAAGATGATGATGTAAATAAAGTTTATTCAGTAAAAGCTTTACTTGATACATCAAATAATACTTTAGTAGAAGCGTTTCCAATAGATACGAATATAAAACGTATTCCAATTTTGGGTGAGCAGATTATAGTGATAACATCACAAACAGCTGATTCAAATTCAAAATCTAAACAAAAAAGAAAGTATTATTTACATATAGTACCTGTTCAAACAAACGTTCATAACAATTCTCTACCTACTGCAAACTCAACCAACTCAACCACATCGGGTGGTGACTATGGGGATACTTCTGCAGGAAACCCAAACACATCAGGTGGAGATTCTGATGTTGATTTAGGGGCTGGGTTTGTAGAAAGAACGGATGTGGGTTCATTACAACCATTCTTAGGTGATGTTTTAATCGAAGGTAGGTTTGGACATTCATTACGATTTGGATACTCCCCAACCGATTCAGATACAACTCAAACACCATCTTGGGAATCTTCAACTGTAGAAGACCCGATAACCATATTATCTAATGGTAGAGGTGAAGGTGGTGAATATAATAAATTTATTATTGAAAGTGTAGATGATGACCTTTCATCTATATGGTTAACCTCATCACAAAAAGTTGGATTAACTACATCTCAAAAAAATATTGGAACGGGTGTAGATTCTCAAAAAAACTTTGATAAACCATCTGCAATCCTAAACTCAGATAGAATTATTTTAAATTCAAAATCTGATTACATTATACTTAGTGGTGCTAAATCTGTAAATATCGCAACACCTGCATGGGCAATGGATATGGATAAGATGTTTACAATCTTAGAAGGGTTGATTCAACAATTAGCAGATTTAACAGCAGGAACTGCTACATTTGCAACAGGTGTTGGTCCAACAGGCCCCGCAACAAATGTAGCCCAAGTTCAACAATTACTAACCGAATTAAAACAAATGGCTCAATAATATGGCGGTACTTTGGCCAGGATTTCAAGCAACGGTAGCACCTTACTTAGATGCTCCAATCGAAAAAACAGAATCGGATACTGCTAAAGTTATTGCGGATGCGTATGGAGTTGCAGTAGCTACTGCTATGATATCTTTAATTCCAGGTTCAACTATTATATCAGCTCCACCAACAACTGGAATTGAAAACGCAATATTAGATACATTTAATCAAATAAAAGATTCAGAAGGGCCACCAACACCACTAATGTTTTTAGGATGGGCAACTGAAACAGTTTCGTATTGGGCAGCAGTTCAATGGAATCCCTTACCACCACCACCTGGTTATGTATCACCAACGACAGGTGTTACTGTATTGTCAGGTGGAACTCCATCACCATTAGATGTGGGTTTGTGGGGTGCATTTAACAATCCACCATCACCAACACCAATGGGTAATATTATATGTGGTAAACTAATAGCAGCATTTACAACACATCTACTAACTGTAAACGGATTATATAACGGATTGATTCCATCACCGACCGGGCCAGTACCAGGCCCACCATTCCCTTGGGTTGGGGTAGTGTAAAACTAAACATTTTAATATTTATATAAAAACATAATATTATGAAGGCAAAACAATTAGCAGATTTATTAGAAGTAATAGTAAGAAAAGTTGTTAGGGAAGAACTTAAACCAATCTTAAAAGAGATTAAACAAAGTTCTAAACCTGTAATTAAAGAAACTAAAGTTAAAGAAATAACCAAACCATTTGACCCGCTAGATGTTTCTGATGTATTGGAAACTGAAAGATTAAAAAAACAAAACCCAACAATGGAGTTTTCAAAAAACCCAATGTTAAACGAAATGCTAAACGAAACTGCTGAATCTGGTGAATGGAAAAACTTAGATAGTAGAACATTTACATCAGGCCAAGCACAAGGGTTCAACAGACAAGTAATGGCTGAAAAATTGGGATATAGTAATGGTGTACCAACTGCTCAAAGTATGATGCCAACTGTAGACCCGGATGGTAATCCTTTAAATGTAAACATTGAAGGAACTGCAGTTGGGGATGCTCTAACAAAAGATTATTCTAAGTTGATGAAAACTATCAACGCTAAAAAAGGTAAATGATAAATGGCTGAAAGAAAAGAATACTTTTATAATCCAATTGATTTAGAAAAGGATATTGCAGTTGGAATTACTTTGCCTTTTGGTAAGAATAAAGGATTGTTTTCTTTAAGTTATACAACTGAAGAACAAGCAATATCTAATTTAAAAAATCTTTTATTAACCAGAAAGGGTGAAAGATTATTTCAACCTGAATTTGGTTCATCTGTATATTCTCTTCTATTTGAACAAATGAATGAAAGTTTATCAACTCAAATGGATGAACAACTGAGAGAAGATATTGGATTTTGGCTACCATATATAGTAATTGATGATTTGATAATTCAACCTAATTATGATAGAAATTATGTTGGTATTGAATTAAAATATAGAGTTACTGAACAAGGTTCAAATCAACAAATAATTATGTTTGTAGATTCAGCAGGTTCTGCTACAATACAATAAGGAAATTAAATGGCAAAGGCAAACAGAACAGATTTAGTACAAAAAGATGTATCTTTAGTTGGAAAAGATTTTGGTGAATTAAGAAAAAACTTAATTGATTTCGCTAAAAACTATTTTCCAAATACATACAATGATTTTAACGAATCATCATCACCTGGTATGATGTTTATTGAGATGGCATCTTATGTTGGGGATGTTCTTTCATTTTATACTGATACTCAATTAAGAGAATCCTTATTAACTAATGCTGAAGAGAAAACAAACCTATTTAACCTTGCGGCAGCATATGGATACAAACCAAAGAATGTTGTTCCTGCATCTGTAACATTAGATGTGTTCCAATTAGTTCCTGCTAAGGGTAGTGGTGATGATGTAGTACCTGATTTTGATTACGCTCTTAAAATACAAAGAGGAATGCAAGTAGGTTCTGATGAATTTAGTAATGTACAATTCAATACAACTACAGCTGTTGACTTTGAATTCTCATCATCATTTAACCCAACAGAGGTTTCAGTTTATCAAATTGATGAAAACACAAATGAACCAATTTATTACTTACTAAAGAAGCAAGTAAAAGCAACATCAGGTACAATTAAAACTAAAACATTTACATTTGGTTCACCAAAGATATATGATAAAGTAAGAATTCAAGATGATAACATCATTAAAATAAAATCTATTACAGATGAAGATGGTGATACTTGGACTGAAGTTCCATTCTTAGCACAAGATACTGTATTTGAACAAATTGAAAACAATGAAGATAATGGTGATGATTTATCACAATATAGTGGAGAAGCACCATACCTATTAGAATTAAATAGAGTTCCAAAAAGATTCATCACAAGATTTGAAAACGAAGGTAATTTAGTAATTCAATTTGGAGCAGGTATATCATCAAACGCTGATGAAGAAATTATACCAAATCCAGATAATGTGGGCTCGGCATTATATACAGCAAACGCATCATTAGACCAAGGTTTAGACCCGTCAAACTTCTTATATACAAAAACATATGGAGTTGCTCCATCAAATACAACTCTAACAGTTGAATATACAGTTGGTAATGGTATTCAAGATAATGTACCTGCTAAAGATTTAATTAAAATTATTGGTAGAACATTTGAAAATGATAATACACTTAATCTAAATCAAGATACATTAAGGTTTGTTCAAAATTCATTAGCGGTTACAAATCCAAACCCAGCGGTTGGTGGTAGAAGTAAAGAATCAGATGATGAAATTCGTAACAATGCAATGGCATACTTTGCAGCTCAAAACAGAACTGTAAGTAGAGAAGATTACATTATGAGATGTTATGCGTTACCACCACAATTTGGTTCGATAGCAAAAGCATACATAGTTCAAGATTATCAAATTGAAACAAAAAATAAAAATAACGAAACTATTTCATCTGAAATTCCAAATCCATTAGCATTAAATCTATACACATTGGGGTATGATAATCAGAAGAAATTAACTCAACTGAATCCTGCAACAAAAAACAATCTTAGAAATTACATTTCATATTATAGATTATTAACAGATGCGGTAAACATTAAAGATGCGTTTATAGTGAACATAGCTATCAATTTTGATATTGTTGTTTTACCAGATTATAATTCAAACGAAGTTCTTTTGAGATGTTTAGATAAATTAAAAGATTACTTTAACATTGATAATTGGAGAATTAACGAACCAATTAATCTATCACAGATTTATGTTTTATTGGATGGTGTAAAGGGAGTTCAGACCGTACCAAGACCAGATTCAGAAGGTAATGGTGGATTACAAATCTACAATAAATTTAATGGTAATTATTCACCAAATAAATACGATACTAAACTTGCAACAAAACAAGGTGTAATTTATCCACCTAAAGACCCATCTATATTTGAAGTAAAATATCCAAATATTGATATTAAAGGTAAAGTGGTTACTCAATCATTCTAATTGGAGATAGAAGATGATATATAGAATATACGGACAAAAAGATTCTACAATATATGAACAAGATGCACGAAGAGCACAAAATACAGGTGCTGATGAAATCTTAGAAGTAACCAAATTTTATGATGAAGATACAAGTGAAGTTCTTATTGGTAACAGTAGAATCTTAACTCAGTTTGATATAACATCTATTTCTGAATCAATTTCAAATGGTGATATATCTTCAAATTGTAAATTTTACTTAAATCTAACATCTACAGAACAAAACGAAGTTCAATCTGAATATCAATTAGATGTGTATCCTGTATCTCAAAGTTGGAGTGAAGGTATTGGGCAGTATTATTACTCACCAGTTGTAACAGATGGTGTTAGTTGGCAATACAGAAATGATTCATTATGGGCAACAGGTTCATTCCAAAGTGGAACAACAGGTTCTTACATATTCAATGCAGGTGGTGGTACATGGTACACATCATCAGTAAACAATACATCATACTCACAAACATTCAACAAATACACAAATGATTTAAAAGTTGAAGTTACCCAATATGTAAAAGATTGGATGAGTGGTAGTAGAGATAATAATGGGTTTATTATCAAAAGACCTCAATCGCAAGAAAGTGGTTCTGTTAGATATGGTTCATCTAAATTCTTTTCAAATGAAACTCATACAATATATGTTCCAACTTTAGAAGTTAAATGGGATGATTCAACATATCAAACAGGCTCATTATTAGAGTTAACAGATGATAATATTATAATTTACGATAAAAATTTATTAGCAGAATATAAAGAATTATCAAAAACAAGAATCAGAATAGTGGGTAGAGCTAGGTATCCACAAAGAACTTATGCAACTTCTTCTGCATATAATGAGATTAAATATCTTCCACAAAATACTTATTATCAAGTAAGAGATGTTGAAACCAACTTAGTTATAGTTCCATTTGATACAACATACACAAAAGTAAGTTGTGATTCTACAGGAAACTATTTTGATTTTTGGTTCAATACACTTCAACCTGAAAGATTTTATCAATTTGAATTTAGAGTTGATAGAACTAATGGAAGAAGAGAATACTTTGATGGTTATGTATTTAAAGTGGTTAGATAATGGCAGAGAATCCTACAAAAATAAAAGATAAAAACGAAAGAAGAGATGTAAGAAGAAATACATCTAATCAAATTGTGTCTTATACTCTACCAACTAATTCAGTACAGCAATATGGTTTGGTTAAATTACCTGCAATAAAGGAAGAGTTAAACAAAGAACAATTCGAGCGAGTTATAAACACAAATGTTACAGAATTTCAATTTAATATACCAGATACTAATTTAGAATTAATTTCACTTAACGATATATTCTTCCCACAAAAAGTGATTACAGATACACCATCTTTATTAGAACCATTAATAGAAAAATACAATTCAAGATATACTCCTGATTTTAACTCTAACAATGGGTTGTATGAAATACCACCTGGATATACAAGAGATTATTATCCAATTAAATTACCATTTGATAAGGTG